AGAAGCAATGAATCCAGAATTTGCAGATGAAACTCCATTGAATCCATTTGATTTGTGGGAAGGTGCGAACTTCAAATTAAAAATTCGTAACGTAGAAGGTTATCGTAACTACGACAAATCAGAGTTCGCCGACAAGTCGCCAGTGCACGACGGTGATGACGCAAAATTAGAAACGTTATGGAAAGCAGAACATTCATTGACATCATTAGTATCTAAAGATAACTTTAAATCTTATGATGAATTGAAAGTTCGTTTAGATAAAACTCTAGGCTTTTCTGGTAATCTAGCATCAACTCCTATGTCACGAGCTGACCAAGAAGATGATTTTACATCACAGTTTGAAGAGAAAGCACCAAAAGTGCAGTCACCAAGCACTCCTGAAATTACAACTGGAAGTGACTCTGATGACGATTTAAACTTTTTTAAATCATTAGCTGAAGAATCATAATCTTTAGATAGGTATAGGGGAGCTAAATGCTCCCCTTTTTTTTATGCCTAGAAACCTTGAGCTGCTCTAGATTTGAATAGCGCTAGCAAATCGTCGTTGTATGGTGATGCCATACCACCAGTAGACACTGATGTATTATTAACGTTAGTTACATTCGTACCAGTTGTCGTTGAAGCCATAGCTTGAATAAGTGCAGCAAGTGTCGCTGTAAAAGTATCTTCTTTTTCTGCTTCTGCTTGTTTGGTTAATTCTATTGTAGCTTTTGTGTTTTCAACAACAGCGTCTTTATGTTCCATCTGTAATTTAGCGAAGACGTTACTTCTATAATTTGTAGACTCTTCAGGTTTTTCTAGTGTTCCTGTCCAACGTTTTAAAGCATCGTCTAAAGATAAGTCTCTATAGTTTTTACCTTTAGATAATAAATCTATTTGCGCTGCTTCACCAGCCGCAAGCGAAGGAAATTGCGCTAACTTACCTTTAACATCACCAGTTCCTCTATCGGAACGGTCTCTAACAGCACCAAACCTAGCAGTTTGTTCTGAATATACCATATTGCCAGGATTATTCAAGTCGTATGATGCTGAACCTGGAAAGAATCCTTCTTGTTTTCTTTGTTCTCTAATTACAACTAATTGTTGTTCAGGAGTTAAATCATTAAATTTAACGTCTGAATTTAATTTTGTGGGTGTTATATTCGAACCTCCAGATATGTTTTCTACAGAAGGTTCGACTGTAGGAGAAGCGCCTCTTAAACTTCTTTTCTCTTTTTGGAGTTTAGAAATTTCTTCTCCTATAGATAATTTACGAGCCTCACTTACTGCATTTTGTTTATTATTTAATTCTGATGTTAATATATCTATTCTTTTTTGCACTTCCATCTGTTCTTTGTTCATCGATGGACCGACACCATATGATGCGTCTAAACGATTTAATGCTATCTGTGCTTTTTTAGACCCACCAGCAATAGCTTTCTCTAATCTCTTTCTAACTTCAGCGCGTTCCATTTCGTCTAGTTTTTTGTTGATGGGATTGTATCCCAATCTCTTATCAAAATCTTCGTCTAAAAACGATTCAGCAACACCAAGTTTTAATTTTTCTAAATTGCCTTCTTCGGCAAATTTTTGAGTTTCTTTAGATTGTTTCTCTTCAGCTTTTGCTTGAGCTTTAAACGCAACCGCTCCAGCAACACCGACTGCGGCAAACGCTAGAACTGCAGGATGCTTTAAAAATGCCGCTAACACAGAAGATATGCCTGTCGCTGTTTCTGTTATTGCTGCTGTTAAAAGGTTTGATGCTACTTTAAATGCTAGATATGAACCACCAATGATTAAAGCACCATCCATAAGACCATTTTTTAAATCAGTTTTCAGACTTTCCCAATACTCTGCACCAAAAATTGCTGTACCTAAACTGTTCACCATATCGTTGACTGATTTTCTAAACTCCGGGTCTGTGAAATACTTACCTATACCCACAAGAACTCCTGCAATTAAACCACCCTTCAGAAGTCCAATAAGTAAGTCTTTAAATCCTAATCCTAAAATACCACTTAATAAATTACTGAAGAAACCACCCTTTTCTTTTACAGCATCTTTTACACCATCTCTAGTTGGAGACTTCGTTGCAATCTGAGTCTCGTACGCGGCTTCTCTTTCCTTAGCTTTCAAGAAAAATGCGTCAGCACGATTTGTTGCGCTACCCGTTGATTGCTTGGTCATATTGACAATGTTCTGTCTCATCACGTTCATGTCACGTGCCATGCCGGGTAGAACCATTGAATTCTTTGCTGATACTGCTGTACTTAATCGAATTGCATTTAATGTTTTATTATCAAAATTTGAGGTTGTTCTATCAACAACACCAGTAGGACCTTTACCTTTAGACTTATATGCTTTACCAAAGGCAGATTCGAGCATTGCACCAAGAACACCAGTAGTTGGAACTAACCGACGCAAATCGGTTAGTTCTTTTCTACGCTCGGATGCACTAGATTTTAGAGCAGAAAAAGTGCCTTCACCAGCTTGTGTTTTCTGTCTATAAATCTCTTCAAATCTACCTCTTTTTTCAGCCATTTTTATTTCCTAATTTTTTGCTGTTCTAGTCGTTGTTTTTCTTGTTCTAAGTGCTGTGTCAACAAAGTCATATAAATTTCCCTTTCCCACGGAATCATATTGTCTAATTCAGTTAAACTATATTTGTGATGGTGAATTAACGCAAAATTAGTTTTATAGTAATTATTCAAAGATTCATGAGAAAGGACTATACGAAAAAATTTTGTATGCCCTCAATCATAATGTCTTCATGATGGCCACATTTCTTACAATCAAAATGCACTTCTTTTTTAATCTTTGGTAATGTTTCAAAAAAGTCTTTAATCTTTTCCATATGTTCTTGGTGAAGTCCATCAATAAACTCAATTAACTCTTCTTGTGAAGAATCTTTTGCATAATACATTTGTTCATCATCATAGATATAATTAATGCATTTAACTATCAAATCAAAAATGACTTCGTTTTCAGATTTACCATTAAGGTTTTCAGCCATTTCAAATGTGGGATAATTAAATACAACACCCAACTTATCAGATAACTCAATTTTGTTTGAGTGATTAGGTCCAAATTCTGGATTAATTTCTAACACATTAATGTCTATATCTACCACGTTGTTGCATCGCTTATCTTCTTCTTCTGATTCGCTGTGTTGTATGATATTGTTGCACTTATATTTAACTTTAACAACTTCACCCACAGACCTTGCTCTAAGATTTAAGAATAAGAATTCCAAATCAAATACTGGTAAAGCGTCAACGTCTAATTCACCCAACACACAATTCTTTACAACTTTTTTCATCGCTTCAACCGAATCTTTTATTTCGGTTGCTTCTGAAGCCATTAATAACAGTTTTTGTTCTTTTACTAGAAACGGTCTAAATCTCACTTTCTTTTTATTAGAAGGTAAAATACATTCATATTCAGGCACATCGATTTTTGGTAAAGCCATAGTAACTCCATTAATAATTAAACAAATAAATCTTGCGCTACTTTATCTCCATAAGTTTGTAGCACTCTTTCACCATACGAACCAAATACTGCCGCAACCGCTTGAGCAATGTCGTATTTTCCTTTGTAAATAACTTTGTATTTTTGATATACAAATCTAACAGACACACGATGAAAGTTATCGTCTGCCCAACTAACAGTCTGTGGTGCAATACCAACTGGAAAAGCGTCAACGAGTTCAACAGCATATATCTGTTTAATAAAATCATCGTATTGGACAATTTTAATGTTGGTCATGTATCTTGTTGCATCATCTTTAGCAAACCGTAAATTGTTCGTGTCTGGAGGCATAATACATTCTAACCATCTATCAAACAATTTTCTTTCATAGAATTCATTGGTACAAACGAATGTTAATGTTATCTCGTCATACTGTGTTTGATATGGGACTTTGTATGTTGGTCCATACACTTTGACATCTGTAGTAAGAATTGACTTACCCGGCAACTCTGTCTGCTCACATTGTAAAGCTAGATAACGTGATATTGTAGGACTGGATGATTCTTGTCCCTCTGAAACACCTTTGTTGAAAGCATCCGCAATAGTCGAGTATATTGAGTTTGATAAATTAAACAACTTATCTAAAACACTTGTAGACACGAAGCTACCTACATAAGTAGGTATAGGTAATATCACTTCAAAACGACTGGGCTTTGCCAGTCCAGACTTCGCTTTGATGTTAGATAGAAATAAATTAGGACTAAATGACATTAGAATTGTTTCCTTGATTCTGCGTAAACGAAATCTTTGTTGGCTTTTTCGAAGTTTTCTGCTGGTAACAACACAGCAATATCCCACTCGTCAGCGTTTATTTCTAAAAATTGACTTTGCACATGACTATACAAGTAACGTTTA